GTAAACGGGCTTTCACCTCTGGTATCCGGGTAATAGGAAAAGGGAAACATTCAAATATAACCCTTGTAAAAAGAAGGAAGGAATAGGCGATTGATTAATACTAATCAAAATTTTTGAGTTATTAAAATTAATCCGTATCTTTATCACGCTTATATCACTCAATAAGAATGAGAAATTAGAATTAAAAACGGTAGTATGATACTTTATAAATTTTTGAACGGTGATAAAACGGCATCAGCTAAATACATAACGGATGCTTTTTATGATGTAAATGAACTGAAATCACTACGGCAGTTCTATGTAACAGAATTAAGAGAGGTGTCACCTGAAATTGTGCAGGCTGGTATAAATATCGAAGTTGGTATGTACAATGAAGTTGATTTCATCAACATGGCTAAAATCGCACAGCTAACCTTGGAAAAATGGTCGGATAATACATTCCTGGGTACGTTGGTTAGTGTACCGGAGGATGAAAACATGGAAATTACCTCACCTACCGATCCTGTTGAATACGGTGATGATATCGAGTTTGAATGGACTGCTGTTGAGAATGCATCATTCTATGAAATCTTCGTGTACCCGGAAACGAAACCTGTTAATTACACTTCACCGACATTAACGGTTATTAACGGTCCCGTTTCAATGAAAAACACATTCCTTCCGGGTAAGTTAAACTTCTTCTTCCTTGTAACGATGGAGGACGGTTCAACTAAGAAAAGTCAAGTATTATCATTCGAATCAAAAGCACCCGTTGTTAATGCGACACCCGCTGCTGCAGCCACGGGAGTGGCATCACCGGTTAATCTTGAATGGGATGCCGTTGATGGTGCGACTGATTACTCCGTGTACGTCGTAGAAGCAACGAAAGATTTCATTCCGAATGAATTTAACAAGACAACATCTAACCAATTATCAATCGCTCTCGGAACGGGAGTTAAGTATAAATGGATGGTGATGGCAAATATCGGTAACTCATCCATGGTGATCGTACCTTCTCGTGAGTTCACAGTTGCGTAACATATTCAGGGTCTAACCTTCTCAATGACGGGTTAGACCCGTTTTATTCAATAAATAGAAAGATGAGTAGAAAGGGAAGAAAAATAGCGGCATCGCGTCAGAGCGCGAACGATTATGATCGCGTTATAAAGAGTATCGCTAACATGTCATTCAGCGAATTGGGTTCTCTGGGTGAAGCAATCCCCACCATCTTGAATTCGAAATTACAGGCTTCATTAGCATCGGATGATATTGAAAAGGCGATTGAAGCGGGTTTGTATGTTGAAAAGCAGAGAATTCGATCCGCCGAGCAGAATAAATCCATTTTCTTCCTACCTGATAGTATAGCGTATTCGGGTAGAGGGTACAAGGAGACTCTAAGTAGAATCTCGTTTCAGACCCTGCAGAGAATGGGTAACCTGTATTGTGTGAAGAATGTTATCTCAACTCGAATTGAACAGATCACGCGGTTTTTGAAATTTTCAACCGATGAACAGAAAGAAGGGTTCACCATTCGACGGAAAAGATCCTTGTTTAACAGCAAGGAGGATATGAAGGAGATGACGAAGGCTGAACAGAAAAGGGTTGAAAGGATCGTTAGATTTCTAGAAGATGGAGGTGAAACGGATAAATGGGAAATGCCCGATTCATTCGTGACATTTGTGAGAAAGATCATGCAGGATTCACTTTCGATAGATCAACTCGCTTTTGAAATAACAAGAACCCGGGGGCAAGAACTTCATCAATTCAAAGCGATTGATGGAAGTATGATTCGTTTTCTCGACACGGTCGACCCCAATTACGCACACCAATTCGATCAATACAGGTATAAAGGGTACCTACCCAAATATTGTCAAGTTTTTGATCAGCAGATTGTGTTCAACAAACAGTTGAACACTTATGTCATGTATTATCCATGGGAACTTGGGTTCGGGATAAGGAATGTGGGAACTGATATTTGGCAAAATGGATACGGGAGAAGTGAGTTGGAATCGTTAATTGAGATTATCACGTATATCCTTAATGGTGTTCAATATAACGGTAATTTCTTCAAGAATGGCTCGAATCCGAAGGGGTTCATAAAAATGAACGGACCAAATACGAACCAAACCCAGTTAAATGATTTCAAACAGAAGTGGCGTCAGATGCTTACAGGAGTGGATAACTGTTTAGCAGGCGATTCGTTATTGGTGTTAAAGAATATTGGGGTAACGTCCATTGAAGATTTTTTAAATGGATCACAAGAAAAAGAGGCGATCATTTGGACTGGAAAAAACTTTGAGTATGGCCGTGTGTATAAGACAGGTCTTAAAAAGAAATGTACATTAACCCTGGCAAATGGATTATCCATTACTTCATCGGATAATCATAAGTTTAAGGTTGTGTCGGATTCAGGAATTATAGAGTGGAAGGAGAGAAAAGATCTTAAAGTGGGAGATTTTGTTCTTTGTAATAAAAAACCTGTGGAAGGTACACGAAAATTTTATTATAAGGGCAAGGTGGTCGAGAACGATCTTTTTGAGATTCTTGGCTGGTTGACCGGTGATGGCTATATTGATAACGGTGAGAGTCGTCGTAAAAGAATGGAATTATTCTATCACAGTGAAAAGGAATTACATATAAGGGAACAGCATCTATGTGTATTAAATCGATATGGCATAAATGCAAAATCGCAGGATTATTGTAGATCATTCGATCAGATAGAATCCTGTAAAAAGGTGTATGGGTTCAAATCTGTGGCGGATAAATATTGTAAAATAGGTATATTTGATGCTGATTTTTATGAATTTCTAATTGGTATTGGATTTACCTGTAGCCATGTAGGAAAGGTTATTCCACCTATGATACATGATATTGATTCGGAATCAAGGTGCGCGTTTTTAAGAGGATTTTTCTCCGCGGATGGTAGTGTTGTGAGTGAAGGGTTGGGAGTTAGGATTACAATTTCATCCGATCTATTACGATATCAAACAAGGATGTTATTGATATCGGAAGGAATACAATGTTCAATCGAGGAATATCATTCAAAAACGAGGTTACGTAAGTCCGATAAGAAGGGAATTCATCTTTTAGTGAAAGATAGACGAGAATTTTATGAGAGAATCGGATTCCTTCAACCACATAAACAGTTGGGGCATGATTATAAAAAAAATTACTCAACTATGTTTTCATTACACCCCGAAATGGGTAAACTCGAAGCGAAAAAGATGAGAGTTGAACTTTATCGGAGATGGGTTTTTGGTGAAAGTGGTTGTGTTGGCGATCAGCGATTAACGACGGATTTACACAGGATATCGATTGGAAAAGATAAATGTTCGTACCAGCGATTGACCGGTATCGCGGAGAGAATTGGATATAAACTTCCTGATGAGTTTAGTGAATTTTGGTTCTCCCCTATAGTTGAACTGTCGTCCTTTGATGAGGAAATTCCAATGTATGATGTCGAAATATATGATAATAAGCATCAATTTATCGTAAATGGAATGCTTACTCATAACTCGCATAAAATCCCAATTTTCGCAGGTCTTGATCTAGAGTGGGTGGATTTGCAGAAGGGAAACCGTGACATGGAATTTGATAACTGGACCAAGTTTTTGATCGTGCTACTATGTTCCGTGTACCGAATCGATCCGAGCGAGCTGGGATTCCAATTCAAGGAAGCGGCGAATTTATTCGGGCAACAAGGTCAGCGAGAGAGATTGGATCATAGTAAGCAAAAAGGTTTATACCCCCTGTTAATCTTCCTGCAGGATATCATAAATAAGTTCTTGATTTCTGAGTTAGACGAAGAAATGGAGTTCGCGTTTACGGGTATCGAGGTTGAAGACGAAGAAAAACAGGTGAAACTTGATAGTGAAAAATTGTCCGCCGGTATGGTTTCGATGCAGGATATGTTCCGTAAGTATTCCGGCAGGGAGTTTGATGAGAACAAGGATATCATCCTTAATCAGGTTTACCAAACCCAGAAACAGGCCTCCATGTTCGGGGGTGAGGGTATGAATCAGATCGTGGATGATGAAACGGGTGAACCTGAAGCGGGTGTTCCGAATCCGTTCGAGGAAGTGGAGAAAAGCATGAAAGGTAACCCCATTTTTGAACGTGCATGTGAATTCATAGATAAAAGTTTTCAAGAATGACGACCAAGCGAAAAAGTTATAAAGGGTTGGTCATTGTACTGACCTTTATTCTAATAGCGTTATTTATATATGTGAACAGAGATTCATCTGATGACGATCAGGAAAGTAACGAGAGGGAACTTCATAACAAAAAACTGATCGATTCACTGGGAAGGGTGAATGATCAGTTGTTGCAATTGATAGAGGTTCAACGAAAGAAGGAGGAGGAGGCGTACATACGATTCAAGCAGGAAACGGAAAAAATGAAAAAAGAATATGATCAGAAGATTCGTAACCTTGGCTCTCTTAACACTGATGAGCACGTTGAGTTTCTGTCAAACGAATTATCCAAGGAAGATTAAATTTAACGGGGATACTTGTGCTATCATATCAATACCCCAACTGAAGGTGATCAATCAACGCCTTCTGCAACGGAGGTATTTGATGGTTGAGAATGATAGTCTTCGAACCTATAATTTTGATCTAACAAGATATATCGGTATTAAAAACACTCAAATCGATAGTCTTCTTAAATTAAACGTTGATTATCGTTTTAGGCTTGAGAACGAGATGGCAGTAAACCTAGAATATCAAAAAAACAAAGCCGCGCTAGAAGACAAGATAAAACGCCGAAAACGATTATTCTGGATTGGCGTGGGTGTTAGTTTTTTGACAGGATTTTTTATCGCGAAATAGTTGGTGAATAGGTACCTATTTCGTACCTTTAGATGAACAAAATAAATAAAGAAGGTTATGTTATACGAAGCCCTTGTAGAAGAAATAAAAAGAAAAGCGTTTATAGCTAAATCCATGGGTCAGGAATTCACGGATGAAAATTATCTTGAAGAAATTGAAAAGGCCATGGGACGTCGTGCTGTTATGGGCGAGGTGAGAACATGGCGAGGAAAGGAATACATAAAGACGCCGAAAGGATGGCGTCCGAAGCCGAAAGGATATAAAGAAAGCGAAACGAAAGAGACAACACCGAAAGGTAACCCTGTTATAAAACCGGAGAAAACGACACCTAAAAATGTTACGGATAAACTTAAAGTTGGTGATCATATTATGTATGCCGGGAAGGAAATGATTCTTACACGGATTAGTAAGGATGGTCGGTTTCAGAACGGTATTGAAATGAAATTCGCCAAGGAAGGTGAGACAACTCCAACTGGGTCAAAGACGAAGGTGGGAAACATGATGTACGCAACACCGATTACTGGTAACGCACGGGAAGATAAATTCGTACCGTTATTCGGAGGTAACGAGGGTCGGATCATTGACACGAAACCTAACGGTGATTTGATTGTTGAGTATCGAAGAAAGGGCGAGAAGAATTGGACGGATATTGTAAAAGTTGGTAGTGATGATTATAAGAATCTAACTGATTCTTGGGGAAGAAAGGATAACAAACATCCTAAATTTGAAGATAAGGGCGGTGGTAAATTTGAATTGGAAATCCCGGGAAAGGGTGGTGCTCAAATTTCAGAAGGTGATGGTAAATTCGAGGTGAAAGTTTGGGATGAGAACTATAAATACATCACTGATGATTCGAAACGTCATGTATTTGATAGCAAGTCCGAGGCAGAAGATTTCGCAAGAATATTGTTGAATAAAAAATAAACCTGATCGTGGAAAAGAAGGTATCCGGTATAGATATAAAAACGGTTAGGCCGGTTGTCAAAAAGGAACGAACGGGGGTTAAAGATCCCGTTCGTTTCCCTGATGTTATAAACGGATACGAGAATGAAACCAAGAAAATATTTAACGAGGAGCTAAACATTCTATTCGCTGATATTGTTAAGAAAATGGTTGATATTATTAAACCAAAATAATCGTTAAAAAGAATTATGATTTTCAATAACGAGCAGATACAGGAAATATTGTCATTGGTGGATTTCAGGTTTGCTGACTTGGTCTGGAAAATATTCGGGCCAAGTCACCTAACATCTCAGGATAAAGAGAATTTGAAAAAACACGGTATAGATCCCGGTTCACTCGTTAAAAAGATACCGCCGTACTGGGCGAATTGGATGTTTGGTCTTTTATCCGGTAAATTAAGCGATTATCAGACCAAACAAATATCTTACAAGGATCTTCTTGATTACCTCGCTAGAAGACAATATGAAACGCCTTCCAAGAGGGAAATCGAGGAATATGAGATGGCCTGTAATCGAACTTACGGCTATTTAAAGGGGTTGGGTGATAAGATGAAAAAAGATATCTCCAGTTATATCTCGGATTCTGAACTTAGGATGAGGATGGAACAGGAACGCACCATTAAAGAAGGTGTTAAAAGAGGAATTGTTGAGAGGGATACGACCAAGTTGATAGCTGCCAAGATAAGCAATCAACTAAATGATTGGTCGAGGGATTGGAATCGAATCGTGGAGACCGAATATCAGGGTGTGTTTAATATGGGTAGGGTTCAATCTTATATGAGAGAAGGAGATGGGTCTAACACATTGATTTACTTCGACGTATATCCGGGCGCATGTTTTCCAACCAATGATACTGAATTTTTAACTGATGAAGGTTTCAAATTATTAAAAGATATTCGGGGCGATGAAAAAGTTGCCTCGTTTAACATTGAAACGAATACATTGGAGTATACCGAGATTGAAAGTAAAATTCAATACTGGTATGAGGGAGAGATGAATGAATATAAACACCATTCTCTTGATATGATCTGCACCCCCAATCATAAACAATTGATTGGGATAGATTACCACCCAAAAGAAGGTGTTTATACAAAAAATCAATTAATTGATAGTTCAGAGGTTCCTTCCTTAACAAAGCGGGCATATATGTATTATACGGTTGATAATTGGACGGGAAGTGAGAGTGAGGAGATTGAGATTGCGGGTAAAATATTTAATACCAATTCTTTCGTTCGAATGATGGGTTGGTATTTATCCGAGGGCTCGTTAATATTAAGAAAGAAAGATAAGAACGGACATTATAATTCAACACAACTATGCATCTCCCAATCAAAAAATAAGAATTTTAGTGAAATCGAAGATTGTTTATCCAAAACATTTCAGACTAACGTTTATTATAGTGCATATAAAGAGTTTGGGGGCCGTTTCACAATACTGTTAGATAAATCATATGATTCATTTGTTCAATGGTTAAAATCATTGGGTGATAGAGCGTATACGAAAACAATTCCAAAAGAAATAAAATTATTATCGAAAAAATATCTTTTTGAATTTTTGCTATCTTATTGGAAAGGAGATGGTTTCGGTGGGGGCGAGACTTTCATGGATGGAAATCGTCATATTGTTACGTCATCAAAACAAATGGCGGATGATTTATCGGAAATAATTTTAAAGTGTGGTTATCGACCTTCGTTGAAAATTGTCGATAAGAGGGGTGTAACAACATTTTCAAAGAAAAGAAACAGGTCATTCACCACTAGACGATTGATTTATAAGGTGGGTATTTTGGTGGGCAAGCACTTTAATTCAATACATAAACACTTTAGCGTGATTGATAATTGGAAAGGTGAGGTTGGTTGTTTACAATTAAAAAAGAACTCGACATTATATATAAGAAGAAATGGTCAATCAATTTGGAGTGGAAATTGTAGGCATTGTATAAGATTATATTTGACGGCTGGAATAGGAAGCGAGCCTAAATTATTCACAGCCGAGGAGTTAATTGGCAACGGAACGAATATCGGTAGAAGGGTGGCTGATTGGAAACCGACGATCATCACGGCAGTTCATCCGTTCTGCTACGATGATAAAGTCGAGGTGTTAACGAATAAGGGGTGGAAATTTTTTAAGGATTTGGATAAAACCGAACTATTTTTATCAATTAATCCTGAAACAGGAGAAGGAGAATACGTTCCGGCGGTGGCGTGGATTAATCAGTATTATGAAGGTGATATGGTGTACCGGAAATCAAAATGTTTCGATCTCGCCAACACGCCGAACCATGTTCATGTAGGTAGGAAATATGGGCAAAAACACATTTCATTGGTGAACGAAAGTGATATCAAGGATAATTTTTCATTCCTCTCGCATATTCCTTCATGGAAGGGCATTGATACCCCCTTTATAGTCATTGATAATAAAAAATATGACACCAATTTGTTTTGTGAATTTTTAGGTTATTATTTGTCGGAAGGCTCTTTCACAGAGTGGGGTGATAAGAATCGTACGATACCGAGGAGAAGAGTTAATATAAGCCAAAAAAAATCCGAAGCGAAAGAGAAAATAATTAAATGTTGCAGGGCATTATTCAAAAATGTTATCGTAACAAAAGAAAGGATTGAATTTAACTTAAACAAGGAGAATGACAAGGATTTGATACATATAATTCGATCATTCGGTCACGCGCATGAAAAATACGTACCCGATTTCATAAAAGAATTATCACCTAAATACATTAAAATATTTCTTGATGCGTTTCTTCTAGGTGATGGTACGGTTCATCGTGGTGTTTTGTATGATGGGTATCAGTGCAAGCCTCAAAGGATATACTCAACATCATCGGTGAAATTGAAGGATGACTTGGGTGAACTTTTATTAAAAGTGGGGAAATGTCCTTCGTTTAAAAATAGAGGGAAATCGATCTATCATTGTAAAAAACAGAAGAAAGATTATCTTGCCAGATATGACCAATGGAATGTCGCTGAACTGAATTCAAAATACAGGTACGGGAAAGTTATGAAAAAAGAAATAAAACCTTATAAAGGTTTTATTTATGATGTTGAACTTGAGAAGAACCATACATTGGTTGTTAGAAGAAACGATAATGTATGTGTCAGCGGCAACTGCCGTTGTTTGGCACGACGATACATGAAAGGTGATGTTTGGGACAAGGAAACGAGGTCATTCAAGCAACCGATTGATTATAAAAGAAAAACAGCACCGGGTGCAAAGGTCAAAATTATTGTTGGTGACAAAGTTTTTTATACTTAAAATTGTATATACGGAATTAAAATCTTATTTTTACGTATAAAAATTTGTCATAATTGCAATCAATAATGGAAGAGACGAGTACATTGGTAAAACTTATAGCGGATAATGGGATCACGGTGGTCATGAGTGCGATTATGATCATTATATTCCTCAATGTATTCAGGAAAACTACCCAGAATTGGGCGAGATTGGAAAAAAAGAATGATAAGTTGATGGATATGATTCTTGCGAAAGGTACGGCGAGTGATTACATGAAAAAGCAAACGGAGATAAACGATAATATGCTTTCGATCTTGAAAGAAATCCGGGAGGGTGCAACGAAAGAATGTACAATAGAACAAGTGAAAACGACAACAAACGCGTTATTTGATCTTGCAAAATTCACCATGTTCGAAGAAGTTCTCAGAATAAGAAAGGAGAATCATCTAAATAACGAGAACGCCGTGAACGCGAAGGTGAAGACCATAGTTCGTCAAAGAATAAACGATAGAAAAAGTAAACTGTATAATTATAATTGGAAGGGGAAACCCTTGAGCGAATTTAATTCCATATCGAAAGAAGATATAGCTGACATAATGCTTAGTGAATTATACGCATCCGACGGTTTTTCCGAGGATAGAGTTAAAAGAAACATCGAATTATTTTATGATAATATGAAGCTAGATTTATTTAATGAAATCATAGCGTATAACAATTTATAGTATGGGTTGGTTAAAAAAAATACTGGGACAACGGAATGAAAGTGACGAGGCGAAGGTAGCCCGTTACATTGAACTATTAAAAAGCTTGGACGTTATTTCGATACAAGGAGAAGAACTCGCGGATTCATTCAGATTGAATAAGTCAATTGTTGAAGATTTGAGTATCTCGGGTGATATTATTGAACAGGAAAAGCGACTATCAAAGTTCAACGAGTTTATGATTTATCATAAACAGAATGTACATGATCTGATCAAATCGAAAATGAAAATTGAGAAAGAGATGGATCAATTAAGAAAGGATGAATCGATTATGGAAGAATGTGAGAACGTTGACAGATATTTTGAATCGAAAAAACTTTTCAAATCAGGAAGTATTTCAATGGACACATTTAATAAGTTGATTCAAAAAGGCAAGGAAGGTCCTGTTGAATACTCGGATGTTCTTGTTTTTGATGGCGATGGCCGACTTCTAATTTTACATAGAATACAGGAAGGTAAGTCCGATGAAGGGGGTGAATGGTGTATCCCGGGAGGTCATGTTGATTACGGTGAGAGTCACCGTGATGCAGCTGAACGCGAATTGAAGGAAGAGACGGGGTTAAAATTGAATTTTCAGCCTTCGCCTATCGGTTTTTATCAGGATCGTGATAGTTCAATAAACTATTACAGGGCGTTCACTGATGATAAGCAACCTTCGGTGATGGTCGATAGCACTGAACATGACGGGGTTGAGTGGATTGAACTTAAAGATTTAGATAAATATGATTTTATTTTCAATATGAAAGATAATATTAAAAAACTTACCGGCATGGAAGAGAAAGAATCAAAGGGACCTGAAACGATTGAGATACTCGCGAAAGCGTTGAAGGAAGGAAAGATCACTCCTTCGTTTTTCAAGGAAGCGGTTGAGAAGGCGAAGAATAAAACATATTTCTCCGAGAAGGAGAGGGGTAAACTTGCAAAAGAAGGGGAAGCGATGCCCGATGGAAAGTACCCTATAAGAAACAGTCAAGACCTCAAAGATGCCATCAGATTAGTTGGTGCATCTTCAACGCCTAAAAATGAGGTGAAGTCTTGGATTAAGAAAAGAGCGAGGGAATTGGGTCTTGAAAGTGAATTACCTGAAAGTTGGCGTGAAAAAGATGTTAAGAAAGGAATGGGTGTTGAACGGGCCGGGGTGATAGCAAGAGAATCATTGGATGGTGAAACAAAAGATGATCGTGTTGAGAAGTCAGGTTTTTCTGTTACCGTTAGTTTTGATGATTCTGAGCACGCGGAACTTTTCAAATCAATGGTTGAAGAGATTAAGGCAGAAGGGAAACTTCGAATGACGGGAATAGATATTTCCGAATTAGAGAAATCAGATCCCGGGGATAAATCATTGTTCAGAGATTATCTCAATTTTATCGAAGGCGTGAAAACGAGGATCAAGAACATTCATTGGAGCGAGGAGGATAATTCAAAACATGCTTATCTCGATGAACTCGCGTATGAAGTTTCTGATTTCGAGGATAAATTCGCGGAAGCGGGTCAGTCAGAGTTTGGAAGATTCGGTGATGGTGAGATTGTTGGTGAACAGATTGATGTGAATGATCCAATCGAACTGGTCGACCTTCTATTTGAAAGAACGGAAGAGTTAAGAGCGATACTTGATGGAGACCCTGATTATAACGGAGAGATTTCTTGGATCGACGATTTCCTCGCCACGTTGAAACAAAGCAAATATAGATTACAGTTACATTAAGATAAAAGGGGTTCCACGGGGAACCCCGCATTTGAAATTTCAAGTATGATGGAAAAATCCAAAAGAGCGGCTTATATGGGTGAAATCAGGACTTGGGGAGGTAGAAGCTATATGAAAACCCCTCGGGGGTGGATTCTTACCGATGAATCCGTGAATCGTATTGTTGAAACAGAATTCAGGGAAAGAAATGCACAAGTTGAAACGAGAATGAAGAATGACCCGGAATTCAAATTAATATATCAAAAAGATCATGGGGAAGGTAATACATCATTTACATCACCTAAAGGAAATTTCAGTGTTCGCGAAGTCGCAGCGATTCGCCTTAGAAATGGCGGAAAAAATACTAATACCAAAAATTTAATCTCGTTATTTTCTTCCGATACTCAAACATGGGTTATCCCAATGATTGAGGGAAATGTTTCACTTGAAGATAAAATCTGGGAACTTATATTAAAGAACGGTCAGTGTGAATTGTATTTAAGGAAAGATAAAAATTCAGCACCGTATAGGGTTCTCGCGAAGGATAAAGGGGGTAGAATTGAATTTGTTAAAGCCGAAAAAAGGGAGGGTACCCATCAGGAATGGAATGAATCAGTTGGTAACGTGTTGGATATGGGATTATCGGGATCCAAGTTTTACAGTGTTGATATCGTTATCCCCGATGAACCTTTGGAGAAAGCGAGGGCTGCGATGATTGGAGAGGAAAGAACTTGGGGCGGAAAGGTATACGTTAAAACGACTAAGGGCTGGCGACCCAAAGGAAAGGGTTCATCTTCTGCAAACCAAGATGAACAGGGAAAGAATCAAACGTCACGCTCTGAAAATAAGGTTCAAGATAAAAGAGCAGTTCTCGAGGAATACGCCGCAAATGCCACCGATCAACAACTTGAATCTGCGATCAAGAAACCGGGGCAATTCGATGAGGTGAAACAGATCGCCCGGCAAGAATTGGAGAGTAGGAATGTATCCGCGAAGGAAGAGGCTGATGAGATAAGTGATGCGTTAAATCGTTTATTAGAGAGTGATGAATTCGACGATGAATTCAAGAGAAGGGTGAAGGAAAAACTCGATGAGAGAAACGCTAAAAAACAAGAAAAACAGAAAGATTCAATCAGAGATGAACTTGATTCATTTAAAAAAGAAATAAATCAACGATTAGATAAACTTGAACAAGAAAATTCAGGGCATAAACAGATAAAGAAAACCGGGATAGTTGTTGATGGTAAGAAGATCTTCATCACGATGAACGGCGATCGGTACCAAGCGAGGAGGGGTGGTGAAACGTTAAAATCGGAACCGGGTGAATCCCTGTCAAGTTTCAAGGATAAGGTGAGAAAGAACTGGGAGGGGAAATTGAACACGACAGACACCACCCCTAATGAATTGCCGAAAAACGAGGAGGTTGAATCGGCGGTTGAACGGGTTCGTGATATCATCAAAAAATCACGCGTTGCCAAAAGCGCGTCATATCACACCGTTTTACGAGAACCGAACAAGGCTCTTTACATGCCCACGAGTAAGCGTGATCAATTGCAAGTGAACGCCGCTCTTCTTGAGAAGGGGTTGAAACCGGTGATGGAACCCTTCCTATTCACAGAGCATGATAACGAGCAATATCAATGTTATGATGGTTATTTCATGGATGAGAAACAGGCGATCGAAGAATACAGGATGAAATTCATGCCATTAAAAGATAACCTCAGTGAGAGTGAAAGAACGGCTATCACTGATTACGAGGAAGGGTACGATGCCGCTGTCAGGGGGTTGAATTCGGGTACAATGGATGATGATAACCCTATTCGTAACCGTGTCGTGAAAATAGATAACGAGCTCGCGAAATACGTGGATAAAAATCGGATAGATGATAATATCATTTTAAGTAGAAGGCTTAATTTCAAGGGAGGGAACAACCCCTTCAGTAAACTTAAAAAGGGAGATACCTTCACCGACCCTTCGTTCAGCTCATTCAGTTTGACACAGATGAAGGGGTTCGGTATAGATTTCCAGATAACACTTCTCGCTAAAAAGGGACAGCCGGTTTCACCTATCGGTATTCTTTACAGCGAAGAGACGGAATTTCTCGTGCAGAAAGGATCTAAGTTCAAGGTTATCGAAACCGGGTTCAATTCAATCGCGGTTGAAATTGTTGATTAATTTGAAATTTATTTATATCTTTAAATGTTAAATATGTAGATTTATGGGTGATAAAAGATCAAATATATCCGATAGAATGAGCGCCTTCGAAGGGGTGAAATTCAATTACAATGAAAAAGCTCTTGAAGACAACAATGAAGTACTCATTCAGGCAATCGATAAGATCGGTGTGGGTATAAAAGAAGTTGATAATGACACAGAAGGATAGGTTAGAAGCATAATCATCATTTTACATGTAAACTTTTACATATAAAAAAGAGAGTTTGAAAATTTAAACATATACTTTCACGGAGATGAATGAGGAAACTAATCTTTCGTACAGCAAAACATACGGATTTAATATGGATAAGAATACACAGGTATATGCGAGATTTAGTCGGCATACCGTGGGATGATAATAAGTAAATCGAAATCGATAATGGAAGATAAATTTAATTTCTGGATTCCTATAGATATAGAGAAAGCAAAGGGGTCGAAAGAAAAATCGACTGGTACTGATGATGATTCACGGTATGATAACATGGTTTTCGAGGGTGTTGCAAGTGATAGTAGCGAGGATGATGAGGGTGAATCCATGAATCCCAATGGGTTTATATTGGACAGGTTTTTGAAAAGCGGGCTGTTAAATTTAGATCACCTAACATCACGATCGAAGGAGAATAAATCGCGTTTCTGGATAGGGGAACCTCTCGACGCATGGGTGAAAGATAATAAATTTTTTGTTAAAGGGAAGTTATGGAAAAAATCACCGGAAGCGAGAGCGTTCTGGGATAAGTGTATTCAGATGGCTGAATCGGGGTCAACCCGCAAACCCGGAATGTCGATAGAAGGGAAGGTCATCGAAAGAGATAAGACAAATCCCCGAAAAGTAAGTAAGGCGTTGATCACAAACGTTGCGCTAACTTTTCAGCCGGTGAATACGAATTCATTTTTTGACATTATCAAGGGACGTCAATCTGCTGATTTCATCGATTACGAATTTGAAAGTGATAAAGATTTTGACGAAGGTGACAAGGTGATCTTGGAATGGGAAGATGAACGCGGGAATCTATTGATGTTGGATACCAAGTTTAGAATCAAGGTCAAGAAAAAACCCCAGTACAAGGTGAAAACAATCGAAAAAATAACGAAAAGTTTTAAATCTGGCCTAATTTCAGAGAAAGTTTACCGTGATTTTGTCAAAAAGATTGAGAAAAATTTTCGTTTGTCAAATTAATTATTTATTTTTATCGCACAATGTAAGAATTAGAAACTAAATATTTAAGAAATGAAACCGATTACGAATGAGATAGTGCAGGAATTGCAAAAGAGGGGTCTTTCTTTGGATCAATATTGTGGCGACTCCGTCGTGAGTGCTTTGATGGATGCGGATTTTGAACACGACTACATCTTGAAGAGTATTGATAACGGAGAGATTTCCACTTTAAGTAAATCAAAGTACACTGAAAAAGAGGAAATCGCCTATGATGAGAAAAAATCGGGCGAACATGAACGTCGCGATTACGAAGAAGGAAAAAGAGCCGGAGAGGCGGAAGAAAAGGATAAGTTGGAGAAAAAGAAAAAAAGAGAAGACGAAGACGATGAAATGGAGAAAGCATTACAGGCGGACTTCTATAAATCACAAAAGGAATTCCTTTCTGATCTTTCGGAATCTCTTGGGGAAATGAAATCCATTATGAAATCAATAAAGGATGAGATTTCGGTTTTAAGAGACCAACCAATGCCATTCCGCTCTGTTGATAAGGGTGCGGTACTGGAAAAATCATTTAATGTTAAAACAACCGATGATGGAAAGAAAGTTCTTTCAAAATCAATACACCGTGAACCTTTGAAACGGATCATGACTGAATGCTTTGAGAAGGCACAGGACGGTGATTTGAAAAAATCACTTGCGAACGATATCATGTCTTATTCAACAGGTAGCGCGATGATATCTCAATCGACCATCGATTACCTGGGTAAACAAGGTATTGAAGTTGTTGAGTAATTAAATTGAATCAGAATAAATAAATAAAATATGTTAGAACAAATTGGTTTAAATGAAGTTGCTCCGGGGATCGATCGCGGAGAGTTCTTAACTGCGGATATTCTGAAGGCGATGGAAGCCGGTCTTATGACTGGTATGCAATATGCCAACACTCTGAATAACGGAGGTGGCTTGAAAGTGGAGTCTTTGGATGGCGTTATCAAGGTGTTGGAATATACTGAAAAACAGTTGGTATTCTGGAAAAACATCGGAAAGAAAAAAATTTATAATACCGTACATCAATACAATCAGTTGGTGAAATACGGTAACAATGTCGGTATTGCTAATCTTGAGGGAGAAACTCCTCAATTCACTGATTCACAATACAGACGCAAACCGATCATCACGAAATTCTTGGGTGTGAGCGGTCAGGTTACACATCCCGCAACGTTGGTGCGGATTGCAGCAGAGGGTGATTCAATGTTTGAACTCGAAGTTCGTAACAAAACTTTGTTATTGTTACAAAGCTTGGATGTTGCATTGACCAATTTCGACAGTAGCTGCATCGAGGAAGAATTCTCGGGAATCTGGCAACAGCATGTTGAAGGTATTCTCGATGTTTATGGCGGAATGGCCGGAAAGACATCTGAAGGTATCCTTGACACTTACTACGCTGACCCGGCAGTTGTTAATGCCGATGGTAGTATCTTAACGGATTTCTTGATGCAGGAAGCAACAAACACGATTGTCAACTTGCGTTACGGTTTCGCGGATAAGATTATCGCAAACCCGATTGTATTCACTGATTATGTGAATGATCATACTGCAAACAAGGTTCTGAATGTTAATGGAGTGTCAGGCAGCATGATGAACGCGAGAGCAGGTTTGCAGGTTACCAGTGTTGCAACCCAGTTCGGTGACATTGATTTCATGGCGGATCCGTTCTTTGATAGCAAACCGGCTCGTTTATTTAATTCACCGGCAACAAACGATAAGGCACCGGCAGCACCTGTTAAAGACGTATCAGCCGCTGTTTCAATTGTTGCAGCTGATTCAAAAACGAAATTCACGAATCATGCGGGTACGTATTTATACGCCGTTGCAGCTAAAAACCGCTACGGTGAGAGTGCGTTAACGAAATTGAACGATGCGGCTCAAGCTGTGACTGCAACTGATTCGGTAGATTTGAAATTTACCGCCGCGATCAATTCAACGTACCCGACA